AATGGGAACCTCTACAGGTTCTAATCAGAACTTTGTTCAGCAAGACACTAACCTAAGTGTACAATCTGGAAACAGTTGTGAAATAGCATACGCACAAGTCGGAAGTACCGCAGCAGTAGATGTCGCAGTTACTTTGACTTTTGAATAATGGCTAAAGACTTCGCACCATGGAGTGCAGAGACTGCCCAAGGAATTAAAACAGATCCAGTTGATTCCAATATAGATGTTAAACAGCAAGTTGTACCAGCTTTGACAGTTGGTACAATTAATGCTAAGACTGGAGAATGGACGGGTGTCCTAGAAAGTGATACAGCATTTCTAATAGATGCTATACATGAAGCGGTTGGTAATGGTGGAGAGGTATTAAGTCCACAAGCTCAACCCGATTTTATTGACATGACTGGTTATACTAAAATATATATCGCAATTAAACCTAGTAATGCTGGCAATGTCGCAATTAAAGCAGTTATGGGACCATCGGACAAATACTTTGCTAATTTACAACCTGTTAATGCCGGAGAGAATTTAAGAGGATCTAACCCCTCTGCAACTGGTAACGCTATTAGCGATTTATTTAGTAATGCAGCGGAATCTTTAACCGCAGACGTATGGAATATATTTATTATTGGAGCTACTAATAATGAATTAATAGACCAAAAACTATTACAATTTAAGATAACTAATAACAGCGGTGGACCTAGTAACATACAGTTTGCTTATTTGAGGGTCGTATGACCCGCAAGAAACCTATTGATATAGACTGGTCAAAAGTTGCTGAACTCTCGATGCCTGTAATAGGTCCGTTTGTACAAGGAGCTTTGTGGTACGGATTTGTTAACATTGATTCTAGAGCTCAGGCTTTAGGTAGATTAATTGCAATAGCTGAGATAGTACCAGCAGTAGATCTTAATTTACCAAAAGGAGTTGTCTTAGCTTCTTTGTATGATAGTACAGAGGATACATTAAAGATAGCTAGAGACTTGGTAGATGCAATAATTGAAATACCTGATACAGTAAAAGAAAAGATAGATCAGATAACTGAAGACTTGCCAAGTAAAGAAGATATTTTGCCAGAGGGTATTAACGAAGCTAAGGCAGTTGGCGATTTCCAAGATTGTCGAAACGGTTACAAGCGAGATACTCCAAGCTATTTACAAAATAGAGTGACAGAGGGAATCTACATTAGTGGATGTATGGTAAGAAAAGGATACACTCAGAAATATGTTGGAGAATTAATCAAGAGGTACCTTGACTAATGAACGACGAGACATTCGCAGTTATTTGGGTCTTGAGCTTTTTGCTTTACTTGGTAATCTATACGTTTTGGATACCGCTAAAGACACAAGAGAGGATTGAGGATTGGTTACTAAGTAATGAATCAGATGAAACATTAGTACAATCTTTAGAAGTAATAATAAAAGAAATAAGAAAGACAACATTAGTAGACTTTGAAGAGTTTATGCTGCCTAGAGCAAAAGAAGCAGCTCAAAAGTTTTGGTCCGGTGCAATGGGTAATGCTGCTAAGCAATTAGGAAAAACAGAAGAAGGATCACAATTAAACATGTTATCAGAAATGGCCAAGGATCTAAGTGGGCAGCCGTGGTATGTCCAAGCGGCTGCCTCCAAATTTCTGCCAATGCTGCAAAACGCAGCCGGTGCGGAGAAAGTGGCAGGATCTACAGTATCAAAAGGCATAGGATTACGCAAATAACGCAGTTTTACGCAAAGATAGGACACTGTAGGTACATTCTCCATACTCACACCTACCTAATCCCACTCTCCAGCATTACGGCGATTGCATCTGAAACACCGTACAACGTACCGACTGGCAGATCCTCGCATACAATTACAGGTCCTGTTCATCTCTAACAATAGTCTCCATACGTGATCTAACGATATCTACTATGTCTCCGGAAAAAAGCATAACGATCTTAGCCAATTGTTGCTGGTACTCTTTCTCTGTCATTTCTCCCTTCCCTCAATTCTTAAACCATAACCTTGGGACTTTTTCATATCGACTCTGTAAATGATATCGAATTCCTTTGCTTTTAAACCCCCGTCTGCCAGCCACTTGGCTAAAGTACTATCTAAACCACATCGAAGGATCGTATCTGTACCCTCTTGATGTTGATAGTTCTCATTGGAATGCTTCTTCAAATGTACCTTAATTCCTAGGTACTTATGTTCATTCCCTTTCGAATCGGACTTGGTGAAGTTGTCGTCTACACCTCCGATGAAGCGTAGGATAGCGTGTTCGCCATCCCATAGTGCAAAACTTGATACCTTTTGGTATCCTGCTAGTAAGTCATCGCTCATATACTTGAATAATGATGGATAGATATAAGTGTTTGTTTATTGAAAAAGGTTATATAATGGATTTGGCTATACAATCTCAATGGTATTACGAGCAAAGAGAGCAAAGAACGGTCGAATGATGTATTTTAAGGATAATAAACTTATCTCCAAATCTAAATTCTTAGCTGCAAGGTCTCGCTCAAAGACTCGGAAATCTAGATCTCCAGCTCGTAAGGCCTCTAACGGAAGTAAAAAAATGGCAAGAAGAACAATTCCGCACCCATCGGTTACAGGTATGGCCAGTGGATTAGCAATAGCCTCATATCTAAACGCTGGAAAAACTGTATCAGGTAAGTTTGGAACTACCTCAGTAACTGACGGAGTTCTAAAAGATATAACAGATGGAGAATTAGGTAAAGCACTTATGACACTATCTGGAAATGCCGTTGATATGATTGGTAGTGATACCGGTCGTAAAACTTTAGTTGGAGCATCAGTAGTTGCAATGGCTGGAGCATTTGCACGAAGACAATTCCCTAATCTTAAACTTGGAGGTTCTAAGTTATACTTTAGGGTATAAGGAAATATAAACATGGCTATCGTAATAAGTAGAAGCGCACCCGCAGGGACATTGACTGGTTCAACATCCTTCATATCGCTTAACCAAATCGCTGGATCAACTGTAAGTTCTAGTTTTACAGTACCTGCCGGAGTATCGGCAATAAAACACATCTCTATCTCACAATGTGCTGATGGAGCTGGAGAAGAGTTTGCTGGATTAGTATCTATCTCAGGAAATGCAATGAGAGATGGTTCAGCAGTATTCACCGCCGGTGGACAGTGTGTAATGGGAACCTCTACAGGTTCTAATCAGAACTTTGTTCAGCAAGACACTAACCTAAGTGTACAATCTGGAAACAGTTGTGAAATAGCATACGCACAAGTCGGAAGTACCGCAGCAGTAGATGT